CTTGTATAAGTTCGTCAGTAATTACAGGTAAAGACACAAAAATTAAAGAGCTATCTCTATATTATATGTTAATGTGTAGATAACAAGGGAGTGGTTATCCTTGTTGCAACGCTAAGAAAACCTCAAGGGTGTGGTTCCTCTTGGGGTTTTCTTTATGGATTCCAAAGTTTTACTTCACCTGTATTGTAATCATAATCTCCTTCTCTCAGTATTCTTGTAAGCCTTGCGTTCAAGATGGCATCAGCAATCGTGTAACCTTTCTTAGTATATGTCTCCTGTACCTTAGACCATAGTGCTTCTTTAGTATCAGGTGTATTAGCTAGTGTCTTTGAAGCAGTAACCATACCCATACCTTTGATACCAAGTATCCCATCACCAGCGTCACCTGCTAACGACATCTCAAACCAATGTCTTGTTGCTTTCTTATTAGTAATATGTTCTATCGAATCATCAGCTATAAGTTTACAGGGTAGTGTTCTCATATCTTTATCTACTGAAACTATTATCGGGTCTTTGTATCTGCCATTGGTAGCAAGCAAACCAAGTACGTCATCACCTTCTAAGTTTTCATAAGCAACAGTTTCGTATCTTTCTTTTACTTCTTTGATAACACTCTTGAGTGCTAGTGGTTTACGTTTACCTATCCTGTTGATCTTGTACTCAGGGAATATCTCATGTCTGAATGTAGGGTAAGAAGTGAAACACATAACTATGTCATGCTTGCTGTCAGCAATACTTCTATAAACATCTAGTCTGTTCTCTATCAGATTTAGTATGTCTCTTTCATCAGAGTGAAGAGTATGCTCCCAATCATTCCATCTTGTGTCTTGCTCACAGGCACAGCATGAATTGTAGATCAACCAATCAGCATCAATAAGTAAAGTCATAGCTAAATAAAATCCTCATATACAACAAGCCGACCTGTTTTCTGGTCGTACAATAATTTATCTACCTCTCCTGTCATACCAGTATGTCTAGACTTCAATACCTTTAGCTGTAATCGCTGTCTCTCACTAGCATCTCCTGTCTGGTTTCTTGATGCAGACAGTACAACATCAGATAGTTGTAGAAGACTATGGCTACCTCTCAAGTCTGATGTATCTACCTCTCTGCCCGACTCATGTGATTGTCCTTGTGGTCTGCGTAAATGGCTGACCAATACAATAGCTATGCCAGTTGCTTCACTTAAACTTCTAAGCTTGGTCATTATTATATCTATTGCTTTGCGTTCATTATCTAGTTCAAGACCAGACAAGACTATGCTTATGTGATCTAGTATGACTACCTTCACTCCATCAACAGTAGCTAAGTATCTTATCTGTTCTAGTAATACATCAGGCTCAAGACTACCGAAGTGGTTGTATAAAAAAAGATTGCGTGTTGATGTGAGGTTATCAAACGCAATCCGCAGATCATCTTTAGTTATGCCATCTTCATTTAAGTGCAAAGGAATATTCAAGTCAATACCTACAAGACCTTGAAGAGTTCTTTGTACTGATTCTTCCAACCCAATGTAACCAACCTTAATATTTTTTTTAAGAAAGTGGTGGCATAGTTCTCTGCATATCGTGGACTTACCTGCACCACTTGCGGAAGCTACTGTGAATATCTGACTAGGAAACAAACCTCTTGTGTATTCGTTTAGCTTTGGGTATGGAAAGTCTGATACAGGTTTACTTGTTTCTTTGGTAAACAAATCCCAAGCGTCTGCTGCATTGATGAGAGAGTCAGGTCTTACTGGTCTAGCTTTCCATAACCTATCTTTGACTAGCTCTCCTTCTCCTAATACAAGATGATCGTTTATATCATTACGATCTAGTCTTGCTATAGCTGCTTTACCTCTTGGCAAAACCTCCATACATTTCTCTGCTGCTTTGTTACCAGCTTCATCATTATCAAAGCAGATAACGATACGACAAAAACTATCAAGCCATTTGTAGTTTGCTGCTAGATACTTAGCTGCTGACTGCACCCCTGATGGTATAGATACACAAGGAAATTTATTACCCTGTATCTGACTAGCACTCATGCAATCAATCTCTCCTTCACATACAGTCAAGAAGACAGAACCATTACCTCCATGCTGTCGCCATAGATGCTGACCCCATAGCTGTACCTTTGACATATCTCCTATCCATATAAACTTCTTATCTTGAAAGCGTATGTGTTGTGCAACATCATTACCTTTCTGATCTTTATATGTAGCTACCTGTACTGGCTGTCCTCTCATCTCAGACATACCATATCCAAATAGTTCTGCTGTTTCCTTAGTAATCCCACGTTTAGGTAAAGCTATCGGTGTTACCTTTAACAACTTTGGGTTTGGTTTATATATAGGAATAATCTTAGTGGTCACTTTCTTTTCTTTTTTGTTTGGGTAGTAGGTGTAGCCACAGTCCATAGTGAAACAATGGTGGTGTCCATCATCAAAGACTGCACAGTTTTTTTTACCGCACTCAGGGCAAACTATTTTGTTTTTGTATTGGCTTTTCATACCAATCATCAGGAATAAATTTGTCGCAGTATTGAAACCCATGTCTCGTACACCAATCGGCATACGAGATAGAGTTCTTGGCTTTGGATAGTTTGGTTCTACTATTTTGAAAGCAGAACCTTATATCTAAGTCGGGTCGTTTCTTCTTAATCGCAAGATGTTTTCGTCTATCTTCTTTCGAGAAGTAGCCTTTCGTTTCAACAATGAAATTGTCGAGAATAAAGTCAGGCTTGTAGCAGCAAGTAATTTCATAGTCAATGCTGATTGTTTCATAGGTAAATACAATTTTCTTTTTTGTTAAGTTGTCAGCAAACGTAGCTTCAAACTTACTCTTGTATTTAGAAGTCGGCTGCTGATGACGCAGTACTTTTCTCTTCATAACTACTCGGTGCTTCTGCTTGAAAGTCTGGGCTGCCTGTCCATTCAACGTGCTTTCTTACTATGACTTGTAAAGGTTGGCATCTGATACCGACACCATTAGCACCTGCGTCATAGCCACTACACTTCATAGACATCTGGCCTTCTGTCATAGGGCTAATCTTTTCATACTCCTTCTTTTCTTCGTCTGTCATTAGACGTAAAGGATCTTCGTTAGCCCAGAAAGTAACAGGTGGATTAGTCCATACTTCACCATTCTGTTTTACTCCACCAGCTTTCTTGCTGGTCTTGATGACTAAGTATTCATCTTCTAAGTAATAAGGTAGAGATGGTTCTCCAAACTTATTCTTAGTAAGAGTAAACTTTCTATCTGGATAATGTTCTTTAAGTGCAGCCTTCCATCTATCAAGTAGTTCTTCTAGCTGTGAGTAGATATGTTCTACTGCATCAACTTCTCTACCCATTTCATCTTTCATCATAATGCCTTTCTTGATAAGACATTCTGCTTTATATTTCTTGATACCCTTGTACTCGTCAGGGGTTACAAGATATGAATACCTAAAGTTTGTAGGATTGGGTGTGACTATCTTAATAGTCTCTGGCTTGAGATCTTCCATGTTTGTTCTCTTGGTTTGGTTTCCGTTTTAATGCGTCTATAAAAGACGTTCCCTAACTATACCTTGATCTCTTGTTATGTAAATATATATGGTGCTGTCAACACATCTGTAATGTCATAGTCTCCCATATCTAGTGCTGCTGGTAACTTGCTAGTATCACTTAGTTGTTGTGTTGTTTGGTGGTATAGATTATCTAGATTGTTGTCACTATAAATGTTAAAGAAACTTTGCTTTACACATTCGATAAACCTTTGAAGCTCACTAGCTGGACTGCCATAGCAATCATGTATTACACAAAAGTTTTTTAGTCCATGCTTACTAGCTTCAACTAAACTCATGTGGCAATGTGCAGCATCAAGACTGTGTATATAATTACTAGGAAAACCCTGTGACTGTCTGCGTTTATCTACCTTAGTTGTATCTGGTTCAGCTAGATTAAGCCTGACACTTGAGTTACTTAGTTTAGTCTTCACTCTTTTAACATCATTCTTGTAGTAGTTCTGCTGTACAAGAAAGCCTGATGGTGTATGCCAAGAGATAGGTTTGTTTTCTTTATTGAAACATAAAGCTGTAGTCTGCAAGTACTTCAATACTTCATAGCTTTCTGGGGTTACATACTTAACTGCCTGTTCAATCATGGTTGCTAGATAAAAATTATTCTTAAAATTTTTTGCGATAAAAACATTTTCATTTACAAAATATTTTTCTATGTAGTTTGCTATCCCGAATGTTGTTGAGTTATATGGAATCATAAGCACAGGTTTCTTTATAAACTTTCTTGTCAACTTATCTTTATGTTCATACCAGATTGCAGCCTGTTCAGACTTGTCATACTTCAGTAGCATCAACAGAACATCAAGGATTTGTTTATATAAATCTTGCGGTTCATTAACATTTTGTAGGTTAACTTTGTTAGCTAGATGTTGATTAGATATAAGACCTGCTATATGTTGGTAACCATTATTTGTACCATCAAGACAGCAAACATGATGAGACTTATAACCCCACCCCTCGATCTGATATTCACACCACTCTTTACACCAAGCCAAGAATTGAAATGGCTCTTTTGCTTTACCCCATAAACCAACATTACCTATAGGATCTTTATAAACTTCTTCTGCAAAGTCAGTACCTTCTATGTAAGCCCACTCCAATCTCTCTTCGTATGTATGTTTGTTCATACCCCAATGGTTTGCACCTGCTATGGCTAACCAATCAAGTTGTTGTTTATGATTTATTGGTACACCTTCATGGAATCTATGCAGCCCTCTAGCTATGTCATTACCTTGTGGGTGGAAGTGTGCAGTTAGTGGGTACATACGACCAGTAAAATCAAACTGATAAACGTGATAAAATTTTTCGTCACAATATCTTTTTGCTGTATCAATCATGGATAGTATCTGATACCGCTTGACCATATTCTGTGCGTTCATATCATGGATTAAAGAAGCCATATACCGCCACTCTTTTCTTGCTTCCTTATTGGTATCTATATCGAGTGGTTTTGTTGGCAGTTCTGCAAGCTCCCTATCTATCAATGAACCAACCTCTATTCGTTCCTCCCAACAGTATTCAAGAGTTTCTAATACAAATTGATTTACACCCCAAGCTGTCTGACTCGCCAGAGTTAACGCTTTCAGACTTGTTGTTAAGTCTTCTCCTCGTAGTGTGTTTAGGTAGTCTTGATTAGAACTCTTGATTGCTTTTGTTTTTAGTCTGTCTGTAAAGTAACCACCACTATCTATTGAAGTCCACTCTCTTGGTACATCAAGACAAGGTAGGTAGATAGGAAAGGCAGCAATTCTATTTGATCTACCCTGCCTTATATACTTCATAAACCTTTCAGTAAAGACTACATAGTTTGTTGTACCTTTACCTACCCTTTTGTTTATAAGGTTTACCATATTAATTTTTATCATTATCAACTCAATCAACTTAAGCCCAACCTTAAGTTTATTACCCCTTGTCCAAGTCTTAAACTCA